TGGACATCGTCCTCACCCGCCAAGCCCGCTACAGCGACCCTGAAGGCCGCGGAGGCGAGAAGGCGCTCCCGTACAACCTGAAGGCGTCCGAACTCGGTGCGGCACTGCGGGGACTGCTCAACACCTGGTGCCGCCTGATCGCGGAGGAGCGCGGCAAAGACCTCCCCGACGACAACCCCGCTGCAGTGGCGTGCTGGCTGCTGAACCACGTCACCTGGCTTCGCCACCACCGCGCCGGCTCCGAAGCGGTGGAGGAACTGGTCGACGCCGTGAACTCGGTACGCAGGATCGTGGACCGCCCCGCTGAGCGGATCTACGCTGGGCCGTGCGTGCAGTGCGGGGGCGACATGTACGGCAAGCCTGGTGCTGAGATGGTGGAGTGCCGTCCCTGCGGAGTGGGGTACGAGGTGGCCGGGCGGGTGGCTTGGATGAAGTCGCAGGTCTACGGCAGACTCGTCACTGCCAAGGAGGGCGCGGTGCTGCTGTCCAGATTTGGTCTCACCACCACCCGGAACAGGATCGATCTGTGGCACTTCAAGAAGCTGATTGCCGTGGCTGGGCATGACAAGGATGGGAAGCAGTTGTTCCTGTTCGACCATCTGATCGATCGCGCGACGAAGTCGGACACGCCTGTACGCCGTGTCTCGTGACATGTCAATGCTCCGAAAGGTACTCTTCAGCTAACGTGGCCGAAGGTGTTGGTAGAGGCCGCATGAATGCTGCCCACCATCCTCCGGGATTGGTGAGCGATGCCTCGACTGGCGAGAAGAGCCCCTGGGCTCTGGGCTATCCCTAGCTGGTCGAGGCGTCCTTGAACTCCCGAAGGCCCGGCTACCTACCCCACCTGAGTAGCCGGGCCTTCGGCGTAGACTGAGCGAAGCGGCGGCGGTAGCTCAACGGCAGAGCAGCTGGCAGACCAGTGGTGGGGACCTTGCAGGTACCGGCAAACCCCTCGTGAGGGTTCGAATCCCATCCCGCCGCCGCGTCTTCAACCCGTAACGCACTGGGGGTGCGACGGAATGCAAGGCCGCCACGTGCGACCACGACCCAACCCGCTAACTCGGCTCAGGGTGGTGATTGCGCGGTGGCTCGCAAGTCTCACCTCACGACCGCCCAGTTCGCCATCCTGAACGACGCCTGCATCCCGCTAACCGAAGCCTTCAACTCTCCGCCATACCTCGTAGGCTCAGTCACCGAGACTCCGGACTACCGAGACGTCGATCTCAGGGTAATCCTGTCGGACGAGGAGTTCGACCGTCTGTTCGACGGACGCGTGCTCCTCTGGTCTCTCATCTGCCTCAGCATCGGCCAGTATCTCGCCACTGTCACAGGCCTGCCGATCGACTTCCAGATCCAGCGCAGGGCCGAGGCCAACGAGAAGCACTCATCCTCCCGCAACCCGATGGGCATGCGAGCCCGTCCTCTTGCTGGCGGTGGAGACGCAACCCCATGGTGATCCGCTGGCCACGCTTGACTCGAGGAAGACACCGCCCCCGCAAACCTGAGCCCACCCCACCCAAGTACCCGCTCCCCGCCGGCCCACTGGTGGAAACCTGGGAGTCCAGCCGGACCTGGGGTCATTAGCTCTTGCGCTTCCGAGCAGCGATCGCCTCAGCCATGAGGCGCCGAGCCATCTCGCTACGGCTCACGCCCTCCTGCTTGGCGAGCTCATCGATGGCGTCCATGGACTCGGGCTTGATCTTCACCCCGAGCATGATGCGGCGCGGTCCCGGTCTAGGCATGGTTTAACACTACAACCTGCCGAATGGCCTATTGTGTTTAACACTTCCCGGTGTCACACTTCCCCCGTATCCATCAGGGGGAAACCATGCGTACCACCGTCATTCTCATACTCGCCTCCGTCGCGCTGGCCGGCTGCGGCAGCAAGACGCCCGCGGCCCAGACGTCACCGACGCCGAGCTCGACTCCAGTAGCGGTGACGCCGGCGCCGACAACACCGGCACCCAGGCCGACCACGCTCACCAGACAGCAGGCGGGCGTGAAGTACCTGGCGCTGGTCAAGCCGATCAACGCGGTGTACGACGAACCACAGTGCAAGGACGCCGAGGACTACATGGTCAACGGCGGCAGCTGGGACCGCAGCACCCACGGCGACAAGCACGCCGACCAGATCCTCAGGTCCTGCTACAAGCGGCTCATCCCGATGTACGAGAAGAACATCCGGGTGTTCCAGTCCACGCCCTCGCCGGCCGACGCGAAGCAGGACATGGCCGACCTGATCTCCCTGGATCAAGGCTTGCTGCACTGGCTGAAGCAGGCGGTCAAGGGAACCACAGCGGACAAGATGTACACGGCGCTCCAGACGGTCCCAGCCGACGACGGATCCGCCGATCGGGTACGCGCCAGGTTCGGCCTACCAATCCGATCAAACCCATAAGCACCCTCCGGCCTGATCCCCGGAGGTAGGAAGCCCCTGAGTCTCCCGGCTCGGGGGCTTCCGCATTCCCGGGAGAAGAACATGACACAACCCAACCGTGAGAACTACATCGCCGCCCAGGACCGAATCAAGGCTGGCAAGTGGACAGTCAACCCCCTGACCGGGTTTGTGTACGGAACCAAGGGGGCTCCCTTCCGCCGGACCAACACCGATGGATACGTGCAGATCAAGTTTCGCGATGCACAGAACTGGCGAGCGGAGCGCGCCGTCCTGGCACATCGCGTGATCTGGGAGTACCTGCACGGCGATCTCGCCGAGGGCCTGACGATCAACCACTTGAATGGCGTGAAGACCGACAACCGCATGGTCAACCTTGAAGCGGTGTCGATGGCGGAGAACGTGCAGCACGCCTACCGCACAGGACTGAACACACCCAACCGTGGAGTGGATGCGCCCAACGCCAGACTCACTGAGGCGCAGGTCCTGGAGATCTACCGCAGAGCGTGGACAGGCGAGCACCAGTCACATCTCGGCATCGAGTTCGGCATCAGCCGAGAAGTCGTCAGCAACATCAAGCAAGGCTGGTCATGGACCCATGTCACTGGCCACGTCAGGCCAGCGTCATGACAGGGCGCACGACAGCGGCTGGCTACGGGGCCGCCCATCAAGCCGAGCGAGCCAAGTGGGTACCGATCGTCGAGGCCGGCAGCACCAAGTGCGCACGCTGCCATGAACTCATCAAGGCGGATCAAGCGTGGGAACTCGATCACAACGATGATCGAACCGGATACATCGGACCGAGCCACGCGTACTGCAACCGTTCAGCAGGCGGACGCAACGGTGCGGCGGTCACCAACTCGCGATGGTCGATGACCGTCCGCGACTGGGACTGACCGCGAAAAAATCTGACGCGCCATCAAGCCGGGTGACCCCCGCGCCAGTCGATCTATTTACCGCGTTTTCCACTTCCACGGAGGTGAGCTATGGCGGCACGGAAGGCTCCCCTGAGGGCCGTGAAGGCAGATGAGGTAGCCGAGTCCAAGAAATCGAAGACGGTGGCCGAGGCGGCCTCTGGTGGCGATCACCGGGAGTTGCTGGTGGCGATGCGGGAGCGGATCGCCAAGACGGTCTCTGACCCGAATTGCCCCCCGCGGGATCTCGCTGCGCTGACTCGCCGGCTGCAGGACATCGCCAAGGAGATCGAGGCGATCGATCTGCGGCTGAAGGAGGAGGCGATCGAGGGTGGCGTCTCCGCCGACGAAGACTGGGACGAGACGGCTATCTGAGATCGCGCGTCACGTGGTGGTTCCTACGGGTATCACCGCGACGAGTTGGCCAGCTGTGCGGGACAAGTGTCGGGATCTGGGTGTTACTTTCGACGATTGGCAGGATGGCGCCGGCCGTTTGATCCTCGCGAAGCGGGCTGACGGGAAGCTCGCCGCAATGGTGGGTGGCGTCGGGATGTCCTTGCCGCGTCAGGTGGGCAAGACGTACCTACTGGGTGCACTGCTGTTCGCGCTTGCAATCATCCGCCCGGGCCTGCTCGTGATCTGGACGGCGCATCATTCGCGAACCTCGAGCGAGACGTTCCTGTCGATGCAGGGGTTCGCCCGCCGCCGGCGGATAGCGCCGTACATCCAGGCCGTCTACAAGGGCTCGGGTGATGAGGCGGTCGTCTTTCGCAACGGGTCGAGGATCCTGTTCGGCGCACGGGAGCGAGGCTTCGGCCGCGGTGTCCCCGGCGTGGACGTGCTGATGTGCGACGAGGCCCAGATCCTCACCGACCGGGCGCTTGACAACATGCTCGCGACTCTGAACACCTCGAGTTTGGGCCTGGCTATCTATGTGGGGACCCCGCCGCGCCCTGAGGATCCTTCGGAGGCCTTCACCCGGATGCGCACCGAGGCACTGTCGGGCGAAGCGGCAGACATGATCTGGATCGAGTGCGGTGCTGATCCGGGTGCGTTCGCCGATGACCGGACCCAGTGGGCGAAAGCCAATCCATCGTTTCCCGACCGAACACCGGAAGAGTCGATTCTGCGGCTGCGGAAGAAGCTGACGCTCGATTCATTTTTCCGCGAGGGTCTCGGCATCTGGGATGAGTCGGGTCTCGACGTGTTCGGGCTTGGGAACTGGGAGAACTGCGCCGGCCCCACGGCGGTCAATCCGAGCACCGTCGCCGCCCTAGCGATCGCGGCGACGGTCGACATGACCCACTGCTCGGTCAGCGCCGCCGGAGCAGTCGATGCCACCGTGCACGTGAAGCCGATGCAGCACGGCCCCGGATCGCACTGGGTGGTGCAGCGTCTCCTGGACCTCGGCGTGAAGGTGCCGGTGGTGATCGACCGGTACGGCCCGGCCGCGCCGCTGATCCCGCACGTCGAGGCGGCCGGTTTTGAGGTGATCTCGGCTGACACACACGACGTGCTGGATGCCTGTGCCCGGACCGCCGAGTTGGTGCGAGATGGAAAGTTGCGGCACGGCAACTACGAAGAACTGAACCGGGCCGTGAAAGGCGCGGTTCGACGCGAGGTCAGGGACCGGTGGGCGTGGGGGCGGAAGCAGTCCACCTCGGACATCTCCACTCTCGAGGCCGCCACGCTCGCCGCCTGGCAAGCGTCCCTGCCACTGCTGGTCAAGACCCCGCCAGCGTCACCGCTGGCTCTCGATTCTTCCCCGTCCGCTGGCGGGGATGACGTGTTCGACACTGTTCAGTTCTGACGGAGGTGTGATGGCTGACAAGGTGCCGCCTCCGCTCACGGCCCGTGGCTACGAAGCCGACCAGATCGGTGGATGGGGTTCGGTTGACGGCGGCGCGGAGGAGACTCTCGAGCTCGCGTGGCCGAACTCGGTGTTCGTGTACGACCGGATGCGCCGCCAGGACGCGCAGATCCGCTCGGTGCTGCGGGCGGCGACTCTGCCGATCCTGCGGACGAACTGGTCGATCGATCCCGCTGGCGCGCGTGACGAGGTTGTTCAGCTGGTCGCCGAGGATCTGGGGCTGCCCGTCAAGGGCTCCGGTCCCGTGGGGACGTTGCGGACGCGCGACAGGTTCTCCTGGTTCGACCATCTGCGGCTGGCCTTGTTGATGCTGCCGTTCGGGCACAGTGTGTTCGAGCAGGAGGCGCGGATCGACGAGCAGGGACGGGCCCGCCTGAAGCGGCTGGGGCACCGGCCTTCCCGGACGATCGCCGAGTTCAACGTCGCTCCTGACGGTGGTCTGATCTCGATCCAGCAGGCCACCTCCACGGGCGCTTCCGGACCGATCCCCGTGGATCGGTTGGTGGCGTACGTGTACGAGAAGGAAGGCGGCAACTGGGCGGGCATGTCGCTGCTGCGGCCTGCCTACAAGGACTGGTTACTGAAGGACCGCCTCCTGCGGGCGGACACGACAACGATCATCCGCAACGGCGTCGGCATCCCCGTCTACGAGGGTGCCGAAGGCGAAACCGACCTGTCGGCAGGCTTGGCGATGGCCAAGCAGGTCCGCGGCGGAGAAGAGGCTGGCGCTGCCACGCCCAATGGCGCGAAGCTGCGGTTGATGGGCGTCGAGGGCTCCCTTCCCGACGCTCTCCCGCGGATCCGGTACCACGACGAGCAGATTGCCCGCGCAGTCCTGGCGCACTTCCTCAACCTCGGCACACAGACCGGCTCCTGGGCGCTGGGGAGTACGTTCGCGGACTTCTTCACCCTGTCCCTCCAGGCGCTCGCACAGCAGGTCTGCGACACCGCGAACCAGCATGTGGTCGAGGACTTGGTGGACTGGAACTGGGGCGAGACCGAACCGGCGCCGAAGCTCGTGTTCGAGGAGATCGGCTCCCGCCAGGCCGCCACCGCACAGGCGATCAAGCTCCTCGCGGACGCCGGGATCCTTCTGCCAGACCGCTCCCTCGAGGAGGCGGCCCGGCAGCAGTTCGGCTTGCCGCCGAAGGACCCGAACCCGCGCATCGCTTCCACTGACGGAGGTACACCATGACCGTGACTGCGGAGCGCCCAGCGTGGTACCGCATCGACAACAAGGCGGGCGAACCCGCGGCGCTGTACATCTTCGACGAGATCAACCCGATGTGGGGGATCGGCGCCCAGCAGGTCGTCGACGAACTCAACGGGATCGACGCCTCCCAGATCGACGTGCACATCAACTCGCCCGGCGGGAACGTGTTCGACGGCATCGCGATCATGAACGCGCTGCGCAACCACAAGGCGAACATCACCGTGAAGGTCGACGGCCTCGCCGCATCGATCGCTTCGGTGATCGCGATGGCCGGCGACGAGATCGTGATGTCGCTCGGCGCTCAGATGATGGTGCACAACCCGTCCGGGTTCGCTATGGGTGACGCGAAGACGATGCGCGAGCTCGCCGACACCCTCGACAAGTCCCGCTCGAGCATCGCGTCGATCTACGCCGACCGCGCCGGCGGAACCGTCGATGCGTGGGGTACCGCGATGGACGCGGAGACCTGGTACACGGCGCAGGAGGCCGTGGATGCGGGGCTCGCGGACAAGCTGGACGACTCTTCGCAGGCCGAGGACATCGCCGCGAAGTTCGACCTCTCCATCTTCAACCACGCGGGGCGTTCCGAAGCCCCGGACCCGTACATGCCTGTGCGGCCTGTAACACCACAGACCCCGGTGATCCCGAAGGCGCAAGTGCCTGCGGAGATGCACCGGATGCACAACGCCGCGATCGCGGCAACCAACACCCCGAAGGAGGGTGACATGCAGTTCTCCGATGAGCAGCTGGCCACCCTGCGGAGCAAGCTCGGTCTCGCCGACGACGCCACGCTGGAACCGAGCCAGGTTCTCGCCGCGATCGCCGACGTCACTCCGCAGGACAAGGTCGACACTCCGACCGTTCCGCCC